ATGAAGATTCTTAAGAAAGCAAAGGCTGTTCTTATTTATGAAAATAAAAACAACCATGAGTTGCTTATTCTTCCAGTAGAAGTAAATGATTATTATCGTCGGTGGGTAGACCAGACGTTTGAATGGATGAGATCAGTTCGTAAGGCTTGGGTCGACAGAACCCTGCCTGAAAAGAACTATCGCTCAAATTCAAAAATCTGCAAATCTTGTCCTATTAAAAAGGCTTGTGCAGATGCTGGTAAGGGAGACTTTAAACTAAAGTCCTTGGAGCCTATAGATGAAGCATTGTCAATGGTGTGATAAACAATTTAAAACAGATATAACATATCAGATATATTGTTCACCAGAGTGTAGAGACATGTCAACAAAAGAAAAGATTGCTGCAAGGTATATAATTTCTAGAAGACAAAAAAGAAAAGGCAAGGATAGAAACTGTAAGTCATGCAAAGAGCCATTGTCAATATATAATGATGAAAATCTTTGCGTAAAGTGCAATGTAAATCCTTCTGACGTAGCAAAAGCATTAAAGGAAATTAAGGATAACTTAAAATGAAATTAGCAGAGGCAATAGGAACTAAACTTCCAAAAACTATTTGTGCTATCGATGCAAGCACTAATAGCCTTGCCTTTGCTATTTTTGATACTCAACAAAAAACTTTAGAGTCAGTGGGCAAGATAACATTTAAAGGTAAAAATACATACGAAAAGGTTATGGACGCAGGCCAAAAGGTAAAACTATTTCTTGATATGTATGGTGGCTTTGAAGCAATCGTAATTGAGCACACAGTATTTATGAATAGCCCTAAGACTGCTGCTGATCTTGCGTTGGTTCAGGGAGCAATACTTGGATCCGCAGGACAGTCTGGGACCAAGACTATTGGTAAGGTAGCACCAATAACCTGGCAAAACTTTATTGGCAATAAAAAAATATCCAAAGATGAAAAACTATTTATTAAGTCACAAAATCCAGGGAAGTCAGAGTCATGGCTTAAGTCTTATGAAAGAGACCTAAGAAAACAAAGAACAATAAACTTTATCAATATGCAATACGACAGAACAATAACCGATAACGATGTAGCAGATGCCTGTGGAATTGGTCACTGGGCATTGAAGAACTGGAACAAAGCAATAGGAGAGGACAACTGATGCCAGAGTTAAACGCAAACATACCGCCAATACACTGTTATGTACGAGGAAACTATTTAAGAAATCATCAAGATAGCCATGATAAATATTTTGAATGCGTCATCTTTGGTGTTTCAAGTTTAAAGTCTAGAAGCCCACTCTTCCACATTATGATGGCAGATGGTGGACTTTGGTGGAGACTTCCAATCTCTGCATTTTGCACTGAGCCAGGTATCCCTGAAGTAGACCTTCATAATTTAGTATTGTGGAATTCTTTTAGTCATCACATTTCAGTAACTCAGTTTGAAAACTTGACTAATCTAAGAATGTCTTATATCGATAGGACAAAGACAATGCACAAGGGAACCTATCTATTTACATTAGACTGGCACAATCCAGATACAAATGTTTTAGATGACGGATACTCAGAAAGCCCAGCAGACCACAAGTGTGGCCATGTGATACAAAGAGACGATGGAAATTTTGCCATACAGCCTAATAACAGAGTGCGGATATACGAGCCTTCGTTTACTCTTGAGAAAGAGTATTTGATTGATAGAATAATTAACGAAAGAAAGTATGATGTTGAGAATCAAGATAAATGGATCTTAGAAAACTCTGATAGGTTTAACTATGATATTGAAGAAAGAGAAGTTGACAACTAATATCATGGCTGCTAAACTATATACAAGTGAAACATTTATGCGTAAGAGATATCTTATTGATAAAAAAACACCAGAGGACATTGCAAAAGAGTGTGGTTGTTCTCTAGAAACAATCTATGTATATCTTGCTAAATTTGGATTAAGGAAGTCAAAGCGATGAAAAAGATTAAATATATTCTGTTTATATTATCACTAGTGTCAGCAGTTGGGTTTGCCTACGCAACTGCTACACTTAGAGGGTTTCCAGATACTTTTGATATGGAGGAAGATGATGAGTGAAAAGACACAACTGAATATTGCAAAAGTTTGTGATGACATAAAGTCAATGCTTATTGCAAAGAATAAGTCTTACGGTGACTCAGCATTAAACCCAGTTAGAATTTTTGCCACATCTGATAACGTAGAGCAACTACATGTAAGAATCGATGACAAACTTTCTAGAATCTCACGAGGTGGATCTTTTGTTGGTGATAACGATATTGACGACTTGATTGGCTACCTAATCTTGCTAAAAATTGCAAGGGAGATGAACGATGTCAACTGAAGACGATTTAGTTAAGCACTTAGATCAGGTAAACCTAGTTGTAGAAGAATACTTAAAGGGAAATGACCCAACAGTTATTTCAAAACAACTCGACATACCAAGGCAGAAAGTTGTAACACTTATCAATGAGTGGAAAGTTATGGCTTCTGCCAATGATGCTATTCGTGCTCGTGCTAAAGAGGCACTTGCAGCAGCAGACACACACTATAGCAAGTTGGTATCCCGCACATACGAAGTAATAGATGAAGCATCTATGACTAACAATCTTAGCGCAAAGACTGCTGCAATTAAACTTGTAATGGATATTGAGTCTAAGCGTATTGATATGTTACAGAAGGCTGGATTGCTTGAGAACAAAGAACTTGCTGAAGAAATGATAGAGATTGAGCGTCGTCAAGAAGTTTTAGTAGGAATATTAAAAGATATTGCATCTGAATATCCGCAGATTCGTGATGAGATTATGCGTAGACTATCTTCATTTGCAAAAGACAACGAGGTGATTACAGTTGTCCACGATGTTCAATGATTTTCTTGAAGCACTAAAGGATGATCACTTTGAGGAGATTCCTGTAGATGCAAGAACATTTGTAGAAGGTGATGCCTTCCTTGGCCAACCTCCTTTGTCAGATATACAGTATGACATTGTTGAAGCAATGAGCCAAATCTATCGCAAAGAAGATTTGATTAATATGATGGGTGAAGAAAAGGGTACTCAGTATTACAATAAGTACACAAAGAATGAAATCATTCTGCAACTTGGCAAGGGATCTGGAAAAGACTTCACCTCAACAGTAGCATGCTCATATATCGTATACAAACTACTATGCTTAAAGGACCCAGCAAAATATTTTGGCAAGCCATCAGGAGATGCTATTGACCTAATTAACGTTGCTATTAACGCTCAACAGGCGAAGAACGTTTTCTTTAAAGGTTTTAAAACCAAGATTGAAAAGTCACCTTGGTTTATTGGAAAGTACAATGCAAAAGCAGACTCTGTTGAGTTTGATAAGTCTGTAACTGTTTATTCTGGTCACTCGGAAAGAGAATCCCATGAGGGTTTAAACTTGTTACTTGCGGTACTTGATGAGATTTCTGGATTTGCTTCTGAGATTGGAACAGGAAATGACCAAGGAAAGACTGCTGACAATATCTACAAGGCCTTCCGTGCATCTGTAGACTCTCGTTTCCCAGACTTAGGCAAGGTTGTTTTGTTGTCATTTCCTAGATATCCAGGCGACTTTATATCAGAAAGATACGATGCAGTAATTGCTGAGAAAGAATCAATTGAAAAGACTCATAGATTCATTATTAATCCAATCTTGCCAGAAGATGATCCAGATAACTACTTTGATATTTCCTGGGACGAAGATCAAATTCTTTCATACAAGTATCCAGGAGTGTTTGCATTAAAGAAACCAACCTGGGAAGTAAACCCCACAAGAAAGATTGATGATTTTAAGATTGCATTTTTAACAGATATTGGAGATGCTATGCAAAGATTTGCATGCGTACCAACCTTTGCATCAGATGCATTCTTTAAGCAATCTGAAAAAGTAAGATCGTGCATGACATTAAGAAATCCAGTAGACAATTTTAGAAGATTTGACGAATCATTTAAGCCAGACCCAGACAAGGTTTACTATGTACATGCTGACCTTGCCCAAAAGCATGACAAATGTGCGGTTGCAATTGCTCATGTTGATAAGTGGGTTAATATCCAAGTAATTAATAACTATGAGCAGGTTGCCCCAATTGTTGTTGTAGATGCTGTTGCTTGGTGGGAGCCAAAAATTGAAGGGCCAGTAAATCTGTCTGAGGTAAAGATGTGGATCCAAAATCTAAGAAGGCTTGGATTTAATATCGGAATGGTTTCTTTTGACCGTTGGCAGTCATTTGATATTCAAAATGAACTAAAGCAGGTAGGAATGAGAACTGAAACTGTTTCTGTTGCCAAGAAACACTATGAGGACATGGCTATGCTTGTGTATGAGGAAAGACTCGCCATGCCTTCTATAGAACTTTTGTTTGATGAATTAACACAATTAAAGATTATGAAAAATAACAGATCGGAAGAGC